TATTTAATATTTAAAGTGTCAATAATCGCGTAACGTATTATGGTTACTATTTCGCTCTGCAATTTAAGAACCCTCGCGGGGTTCAGCACGTCAGACACAACGCCGCCGGGGTTGTGTTCGTTCGGGACTTTTATACCTTCTTCGCCTATCTTCTTCGCGATCGGGTACGCGGCTTCTAGCGGGATGTTAGCGCCCATCTTGTTTTTAGCTATAATCCAATCACGGATGATCGCAACGGGCGGGCGTCTGCCTGCCGCCCTTCCGCCTTCCATCGCCCCGACGTATCGCGGTGCGGTGATCCTGGCGTTGTTGCCGTTCATCTCTAGTTTAAGGTTCTCGGCGAAGTTGCCGGAAGCCTTCAACCCCTTTGCAATGTAGGATGCTTCTATATCATCCCGCAATTTGGTTAGCAACACTTCTATCTGAATAGTCGGGTTAACTGCCATATCCTAATTATCTGTTAATGTGAAAGTTATTTCCCATCCCGACTTTTGAGAGTCGTATATGTTTTCCCGTTTCACGATCCGTGACAGCGACACCCCGAACTCGCAAACAACCTCCTTAGAGATGGACTCTATAACGTTGAACGTCCGTTCTAGCACGTCCAATTCCGCCGCTAGATCCTTCATGTAGTGAGACGTTCCCAACACCTGTATCAGTACGTCAAGTCCTAAAGGATCGGCGGATACTTCACCGTACACCCGTGAACCGCCCGGCACGTCCCAAAAGATGAAATCCCCTGTGATAGCGTTCGCCTGGTGGTTGCGCACGTACTCGTCACCGAAATAAGCGGGAAGCCCGGCGCGGGCTGCCCACTTATCTACTGCGGAAACAATATCGCTAAAAGTCATATTGTGTCTTTACGTTATTATCATATGTAGGCGCATCCTGCGAATCAATTACGCGTTTGCCCGTCCATGTCTTAGTAGCCGTCTGCCTGTAATTCCCCGTTAGAGTTATGTGCCCCACGGCTGCAAGGTTGCCGGATTCTACGCGGGCATCTCCGTTCATTACTAGTAACCCCTTACACGCCGCCACAATCGTAGAGGATGCGTTTACAAAAGAATTACCGCGCATCACAAAACCGCTACTGGTACTAGTAAGCCCTAAAAACCGGGCGTTGTCCGCCATCGTGATATTATAGAACGTATTAGCAACGGTCAGCAAACCCGCAAACACCGCGTTGTTCTTCATGTTTAATAGAGATGCCCCTGCTCCGGCGGTTACAAGAATCGGACTGAAAACGGCGTTGTCGTTCATGTACGCCGCCCCTTCAATCGGCATCGGCGCGGTTAACGCCGTCGGTGCTTCTATTACGCTGTTACCGCCGAAGTAGCCCGTTCCCGTTACGCTCGTATCTATCAACGTGGCGTTATCCTCTACGCGGACATTCCCCGCGATATTAAGGACGGATGCTTTCGTGTTAACGATCTTGCAGCCGTTGTACGTTGTGACGGTTACGCCTGCTATGTCTTCCGGTGTGATTGCCTCGCCTGTTGTTTTGGCGAATCTAAGGAATGCCTTGCATCTCGTCAACCCTTGTCCGGTCACGTTCGTAGTACTACCTTCCGAAATCGCCTGTGTGCTGGCTATTACATTGTTAGCGGTTGTGAAGAACATAATGCCCGAAATGCCCGACGGTACATTGTTCACGGTCAGCCCCTTAGAATCTTTAATCGGAAAAGGAGTGGGAACGCAGACAGTTGTAGAACTGCTAATCACCCCTGTTATCTCAGATCCTAGGGCCGAGGTATTAAAGTTACCTTGCACCGCAACCCTAGCAACGTCTATTGTCCTAGTTTTGGGCTTCTTCACTGCGTTACCTATTACGTTCGTGCCTGTGAATGTAATAATGCCATTCAAATATGCGTCGGCGTAAATGGTAGTGTTGTATGTTGATCCGCCGCCCGGTATATTCAAAGACTTAATACTTTCGTGACTTTCTACCAAAGCCCCTATAAATCCCCCTGACGTATCATGCAAACGATACATACCGTTAACGTTTGAGCTAACCATAGTGTACCCATTTACGGTTGATTTTCCCAAATCCGCCGTAGCAAGATCGAAGTTAATGTCTATGTACGTGTTATTGATCAACGGTTGGTTAACAATGCTCGCCTTATTCATGTTACAACGGATGAACACTAACGGTGTATTAATGGCTTCTACCGTTGCCCCCGGAATGTTTGCGCCATCCATAATGAAATTATCGCAGTCGGTCGCCTGTATAATTGTACGTGATTTCAAAGGTCTAGCCCATGAAAACGCCCCCCAAACAAGGTTTTTTACATTCTTGTATACACCTAGTACGGACACGTCACCCGTACCCATATTAACCGTAGCGGACGTATTGATTAGATCACACACAAGATTTAACCGGGGTGTTCCACCCGTCCGGTTAACCTGCAAGGTTGAACCCTCAATGTTCGTAACGTTGCCCTGATAATCACCGGAAGCGGTAATATAGGCGTAACCCGTATCGGGCGACGTAACAGTTATGTGCGAATCCACGATGTTAAGAGTTGCCTCTGCATAACTTTGGAATGTAAGGGCGGCTGCCGTTACGTCCGCCGGAACTATGGCTGCTAATGGGCTTTTCATCACGGTAATGTACGCATAAGCGTGTGCGCCTCTCGGAACGGTTACCGCTGTTGAAACGTTCCACGAATCATGTATAACAATTCCATCGGCATCTGTTGCTATGACTCTTATAGAATATCCTGCGGCGGGTGCGGGTACTACCCATTCTCTGCCCCCCGTAAACATACGGTCAACGGAACGTATTTGATCCGAGGCCGCTACCTTTTTTAGGGGTTTCCCCGCCGATCCGGTCCATCCTCCTTGCTCCATCTTACTGGGCGTCAACGGGCTAGCAGTATTAAGGTTTTTAATAGCAAATGATAATCTCGCATTGGCGTCTAGTGAAGAAGTGCCGAAGATGTTAACAAACGGGCCTCCATTCAGGTCAAGGTCTACGATGTCAACCACTGAATCACCGCCCACCCTTACCAACGGGTTACTCAAACGTCCGCTAAAGATCCAACACGCGCCGTCCTGTGACAGTGTGCGTTCATCAAATACCTCGCCGCCTACATCTCCCACGTTTACCTGTCTGCCTTGTACTACCCATGAACGCAAGGCGCGAACGCGCCTAAGACCGCCGACATTTACAGTTTCATACTTTCTACTCATAATTATTTGTTATAATGTTTCTTCATTTCCGCCTTCTGTTTCTCGTTCTCTTCGTGCCGTTTGGATATAGCCAAAACCGCATCTAGATAGTTCTCGCGCTTCGCTTCTTGTACTGTGCAATTGAAAAGCTCGGCGGTTGCCTGTAACAAAGTAAGTACGTTTTTCGCTATCTTTATTTCGTCCTCTTCGGGCGTGGCGTCCTGCGATGCGAAAGGGAATAACCTTTGCTCTAGCTTATCCGCCATTTCTATCTGCGACTTCACGTACTTGCTTGTGCTTAACAGGTGGTAGACGTTATCCGGTGCGTACTCGGCGGGCTGCCCTTCTAGGGGTGTGCACCACTTCGTAACTATCTCGGTTGCTGTCTCGGCTCGGCGGGTCTCGATACCCTGCCACAACGTGACGTGCTCCAACGCCGGGACCCGGTATACTAGTTTACCTTTAAAAGTTACTAAGGGGCTAGCTTGTACGTAGTCCGCCACCGCATTAAGTGCTGCCGCTTGGTCGGAAGTAAGCGCCCCTTTGTAACTCGGGTGCAAGTTACAAATAAATTTCAATTGCGCGGCGTTATTACGCCTACAAAGTGCATACCACATGCGGCGGAAAACGTTTTTAATGCGTCCGCGCCACGTCTTTTTGCCTTCCAACAGGATTAAATCTTCGATACTCTTAAACTTCATAACGTTATGATTTTAAATTGTTTATTACTCTTTCGCTGCTTTAGGTCTGTATTTCCGTATCAGATAGTCAACGCCGTAGCGGATGGCATCCCATGCGTGGTTGTATGCGTCTATCGGTTCATTGGTGAACGTGTCTGTCATTTCATCCTTGACGAACGTATAGTTGTCGGCTTCATCCAACACGTCTACACTGCGTTTCGTTACATGCAGCTTGAACTGCTTCACCTGGGCGATACCCGCTTTAATAGAGCCGCGCCCCTTGATACACGGGATTGTCTTGCACCCCTGTCTGCGTAGCTCTATGATGCTCTTCTGTTCCGCATTATCGCACACGGTTGTAACGTTCGCCAATCCGGCGGCTTTCAGAGCGTCGGAAATGTCCTTGTTCAACATTCCGGTACTGTATATCTTTTGATCCAAATACAAGTCCCAACCGTGCATCACTATTTCAATTGCGGCGGTCGGATCGTTGGAGAATCCGAAGTCCAGCCCTACTACGCGTTTTGCGTCCTCTCCTTCAAACTTCGGCATCTCGTCTATAACTTCTATCGCCGGATACACTAAACCCTCTAGACCGCCCGTTAAACCCTCTCCATAGACGCGCCACCAATTGGCATCGCCCTTGTTGTTCTCTATGGCGGCTATCTGCGCGCTCGTCAAGTACGGGTTATCCTTGTACGTGCTGTGTATGGTTACGTACTTGTCTCCTACAAAATCGGTCTCACCCCAAAACTTTCGCACGGGGTTGAAGTCGATAATCACCTTAAGCGTCGTGCGGACGTCCAACTGCCGGAAGATCTCGCGGGGTAACCGTTGTGCTTCATTGACGAAAAGGATATCACGTGCCGCGCCGTGAACCTTCGCCGCGTTGTCAGCCCCGAAGAATTCGATCATTACACCGGGCTTCACCGTGTACACCGAATCTGTCTTGTTCATTGCGTCTTCGTCCCATACCCCCTCGGTTATAAGCATGTTCTTAAAGTCGCGCAACATACCGCGCTTCACTGCGGGAAAGGTATCCGTTACGCACGATATCAGCAAAGGTTCTTCGCTTTCCCTCGCCACGAGATACAACAGTTGCAGCACGCTCCACGTCTTTGAGGAACGAGTGCCCCCCTTGCTTGCAATACCTCTAACGTTGGTATCAAGGAAAGGCTCTATCATCTTGTCGAATACGTGTGTACACTTCATCACTCTTTCTCCTTATCCTTGTGCGTCTGCTTGAACGCCTTTAGCTGATTAACCTTTTCCGTTGTACGGGGGCTTATCACCTCAACGGTCAGACCGCCGGAAATCGCCTTGCCGTCGGAAGTGTAGTCCATGCTGGTCTTAAACCCTCTTAGTTTCGCGATGTACGTTCCGTCTATGAGTTGAGCCGCCGCGCCCCTATCCATGTCGTCGGCTATTGAGTTCTTGATTTTCTCGATCACTTCGATGAACGCCGTAGAAGCGTCTAAACCGAACTCTTTAAAATCAGATTCGTGCCGTGCCTTCTCGCGGTCCAGGTAGTTAGACGGCGCGCCAATAAAGCTCGTGAACTCTTCAACAGTCAGAAGATGTTTGCGCGGTATCTGTATGATCTGCCCGGCGAAGTTTCCCGACTTGATCGCTTCAGTCGTGTAAACCGGATGCTCATCCGCCCAACGCTTGTAATCCTTGAAGGCGTTAAGCAGCTCAATCGGATTCTCCCATATCGGGGAACGTCCCCAACGTTTGGCGCATAAGTCGATTATGTCGCCGCGCTCGCTCGCCCGTGGATTATTGGAACACGCGGGCGCAACACTCTGCGTCTTTCCCCCCTCCACTTTAGCCGCGTTTTCAATGGCTAATTTTAAGCCGTTTTCCCGCCCTTTCTCCTGCAAAAGGTATTCGTCCCTGTATTGGTCGGGTAAAGTCGCTATAAGAGCCGCTATTTGCCCTCTAATCGCGTCTACCGTCTCAAGGTCTCCCTCTGCCGCCGCCTTATCCTGCGCGGCTCTCAATAATCGTATGTTTTTTCTCGGTGCACCTGCCATATTTTCAACTTTAGTTTCTGCAAATATAGTCGTTTCATTTATCATTACACGGCAAAACGCCTACGATTTGGTGTAATAGATGTGTAATAGATGTCTTTTTACACCTAACGTTCAATGAATCAGTAAGTTACGGGCAATGTAATAGATGTCGGGGTATTTTCCCTATAACTTATAAACCGTAAAATCACAAATATGATTTTTATATATTAACATATACGTTAATATACATAAACCTATATTCCTATATATTCATATTATAGTTTCATTATGTTTATCTATTACATCTATTACACTACATATAATATATTGATATTCATAGTAGTTAAGTGTAATTTTGATGTGTAATAGATGGTGTAATAGATGTCTCGGCACTATTACACTTTTGCCTGTTTTTGCCACTTTCGGAACGTTCCGCGCCTTCAATTTCTGAGAAGTCCGCCGTACAAAACGGAAAAAGTCGTACACCGATTAAAAACCGATATACGACTAAACCCCCATATTTGTAAAATCTTTTAAAGTTCTTCTTCTAAAATCAGACCAAACCTAATTTTCCAATCTTGCAAAATTACTCCGCACTTGTATTTTTCCGGTGTTTCGATCCGTTCCCATCGCAAAATTTTTCTATCCCACCCATCCAACGAGTACGTTCCATCGGCATAACAATTCACACGAAACAGTTTATTTACTAAATATTTATTTACAAACGGCTCCTTTTCGCGCCCCGCAACTATTACCCGTGGTATATCCAAATTATCGAATTTCTGAAAGCGCCTTTTATCCTGTGATATGAACATAAGGTTTTCAATAGTGGGTCGCCCGTTCGGGTTTACCCTTGTATTGCGGTCGTCCTTCGTTGTCCTTATTGTTTCCGTAAATCTGCGGAACACGTTCACCATTTTATAAGCGTCCACGGCGTGATATATTCCGTATGATTTGGTATTTCCCAACTGTTTCACGGGTACATTGTTTTCCCTTAAGAATTTTAGAAGGAAAAACGCGCGGACATTTAGGAACGCCGCTAGTTCCTGTACTATGAAGGAGTCCTCCGGCATTATGTGCGTTTTACCGTTCTTAATGTAATACTCCGGCGAGTCCTTCACCGTTTGACGCTTCGCGGGTTTCTGTCTCTTTGCTACGTCCGCCCGGGTTATCTTTGTGCTACTCATAACGTTGCCCACAATATAAGTTTAAAACCCGCGTACGCAATTACGCCGCCCGCACCCCAAATAACTAACAGGAACGCCAGTGCCCGTACAAGGCAACCGTAAAAATCTCCCGTTTCTAAAGGCTTAATCAGCCACTTCTTAAACTGTTTTCTCATTGCTTTAACGCTTTTCTAATTTCACCTAATAATGCGTATAACTCCGTGCGGCTCGCTGTAAGGTACATAGTACTTTCCGGTTTGCCCAACATGAACGTATCGCCCTTTCCTATTCTCTGTATCGTGATGCGCTTCGCCTGTTTATCGGCGTGCGCCTTCTTGATGCGCTCGGTACTTTCTTCCATGCGCCTAACTACTTCTTCCCAATCTGCCATTATATTATTAGTTTTACTAGTTCCATAACAAGGTAGTCCAAACCTAACAGGCGCATAACGCCCCATCCGATAAGACCGCCCACACATGTAAGAATGTAATCTATGAAGTCCGGTTTGCCGCCCCAAAGTTTATCCTTGAACTCCATCCCGACCGCTAGCCCTACGGTGAACTCCCAACCTAGAACCACTCCGCACGGGATCGCATATACTAAATGCTTCCAACGGTTGGACGCTTTCCACCAATCAAGCGCACGGCGCATCAGTCCTTTGCGCTTCGGATCGGCTTCGGATCGGCTTCGGATCGGCTTCGGATCGGCTTCCGTCCGGGTTACTACTTCAGCTTCTATCATTCCCGTGAACGGAACGAACGCCCTACCCTCTTCGTCCCGCATCATTCTGAACCACGGAGATATGAATTCAATCGGTTCATAATCGTGCGACTTGCTGCCGCCTATTGCACGCTCACCCATATAGGTGTATTTCTTCCCATCCGGTAACATTACTGTGTCACCTACCTTGTAATCTGTTGTTTTCATACACTGTATTTTTTAATCAAGTCTTTTACTGCGGACATTAACCCGTCCTGTGTGGCTGCCTTCCCATTAAGGGCGGCTATTACTTTCTCGTCTATCGTTCCGCGCGTCACAATGTGATGCACGAAGACCCCGTTGCGTTGTCCCTGTCTCCATAGCCGGGCATTGAACTGTTGGTAAAGTTCCAACGACCATGTAACGCCGAACCATATTATACGGTTGCCCCCCTTCTGCATGTTAAGACCGTGCCCCGCGCTCGCCGGGTGGGTAACTAACACGGGTATCCCCCCGTTGTTCCACCTTCGCACGCTATCCACCCCGTCAAGGGCTTCCGCCCCGAAGTCCTTTAGGGCGTCCAATATCCGGTCTTTCTCGTGTTGGAAGTTGTAGGCGACCAACACGGGCGCGCCGTTGGCGGCTTCGATCATTTCCTTTAGCGTCTCTATCTTCTCGTCATGCACTGTGTACACGTTCCGGTATGCATCATAGATCGCCCCGCCTGCGTATTGCATCAACTTGCTAGACAGGGCGGCGGCGCTCACGGCGGTTATCTCGGCACAGCCGAGCCCCACACCCCTCAACAGCTCTAGAACTTGCTCGCGCTCGAAGATTTCGTACGCCCTTTTCACCTTCGGAGACAGTTCCACGTAGTTGGTTATGTAGTTAATTTCCGGCATGTCAAGGAAATCGAGTGCTTTCATTGATAGCGTAATGTCGGCTATCTTCTCGCTTAATACGTTCTCCGTAGTGGGAAGGGGCTTGTACTCGTATATAATACCGCCGTTCTGCGCCCCGGGGCGGAAGTAGTTTGCACGGTAATCCGTTACGGTCCTTCCCAACCTTACACCGCCGTCTATCAAGTACATTTGAGCCCATAGGTCTATAAGTCCGTTCGGTGCGGGCGTTCCTGTCAGACCGACAACCCTGTTACAGCTACGGCGGATAATCTTCGCCGCCTTAAACCGTTTTGATTGGTGGTTCTTGAAAGAACTAAGCTCGTCCAATACTAGCATATCATAAGGGACTTTAGACCCGCCCCACATTTGCAGAAGCCAAACAAGGTTATCACGGCTCACCGTGTAAATGTCTGCGTCAGCACGGGCGGCGGCTTCCCGTTGCTTCGCCGTTCCCTTTATCACCGATACACGCAGCCCGTTAAGGTGCTGCCAATTCTCCACCTCATCGCCCCAGGTCATTTCGGCGACCCTCTTTGGGGCTACTATCAGAACCTTAGACACTTCGAAGAAGTTGATTAGGTCTACTATCGCCGTCAGCGTGCTAACCGTCTTTCCCAAACCCATATCAAGGAACAAGGCACTTTCGGGGTGTTCCTTGATATGTTCTACGGCGGTGCGCTGATACGCGTGTAAATTGTTACGGTCTAACATCATCCAATATCTTATAGTAAACGCTAATCCCGTCCTCTCGTGAAAACGCCATGCATTTATTAAAATCACACACGCCCGGGTATAAAACACAATCGCGGCACTGACACGGAGAATTACATTCGCGGCACTCGGCTACTACTCCGTTGTATTGGAAGCGCTCGTATATCGCATACTCTTTGTCGGGGTCATGTGGGGGATACTCCTTTGCGTTCTCCTTTGTGTTCTCCTTCGCCATGTCTACGAGTCTGAAACATACGGAAAGCCCGTCGGGGCGTTCATCACCCGCGCAATGTGATGAACAAGGAACATTAAAAAATTCGTTCATAAAGCAACAATTTCTGCACGCGCGACTATTTTCTACCACCTCTATCACTTTACCGTTTAATTCTAGTCTTTCGCCCAGCTTGTAGTATTTCCTATAATTATACTTTTTCATAACCTTATAAATTTTCCGTCTAATTTATTTACTTCTAATATATTCGCATCCTCATCTCCGTAGGCAATTAGAACGCTACCGCATCCAGGCGCGCCCGCTTCCGTTCCGTCCGGCTTCAAAAATCGTATTCTCCCCTTTAAGAACTTAACGGCGGTTGCTTTACCGAACACTTCCGTGTGGAATAGTTCCGTATCGGTACGGGAAAAAATTAGGGCTGTTCCGTGGTTGTGTTCTGCCATCCTCCGCATAAATTTGTTTATTAACGGTCTTGAATACGGTGGGTTTAGCCATACGCGCCCCTCCCAATTTTGCGCTAGTCCGTCCTCTAGTTCATTGTACATCGTTCCGGCTGTCTGATAGAGCGGCACGATAGGCGCACACGGGTCTAAATCAAATTTGCCTAAACTGTCTATGATATACTGTGGAGTGTACCATTCATCCGTAGTATTTACGGTACGTTCAAAACCTACATTCATAATCCTATTTCTTTCATATAAACATTATTGCAAAACTCGTTCAACGTTAACCGACTAGGGAAGCACTTTAGAACCTCTTCGATTACGTCCATCTCATCGGTAAACTCGCCTTTAATCCCTAGAAGCTCCTTAAGGGCTTTAACCTTGTCTGCCTTGAACACCTCCTCCTTGTAAGTCTCTGCCATCGCTTCGGTATCTATGAAGTCGTCTGCGTTCATCCGGTTCAGTTCCCGGCGGGTGTGTTCCCGGCGTATTATCTTGTCGGGGACTTCCGATATTAGATACTGTTGCAAGTTCTCCGGAAGCGCGTATATCGCTTCTCCTATGACGTACCCTTCGGCGGGCGTTTCGTTCGCCATCTTCGTAACTACATCAACAAACAGTTTGATGCGGTCTACTCTCAGTTTCTTATTAAAATCTACCATTGCAGGAATATTATATCGTTATACGGTACGTCCGCCATGCGGCAGTTAATGTTAGTCTCTCCATTCACATATGTAACGTCCGGCGAAAGCTCCGTTAACCTGTAGCCCCATTCCGCGCCCGTGCGCACAACAAACGTTTTGTTAGTGGCATCGTGTCCGGCTAGCCATCCGGTGTACTGCCTTCCGCCACGGTTGAATACTACCTCTTTTCCTCCGAAGTCGGATAGACATAGCTGCGGAGTTCTGTGTAATTTATGAAAGGCTACTATGTGGTGGTCCGTTTGTACTAGGTTATACTCTCCGTTATATAGTGTACTGTTAAGATCCGCTTTACTGATCCTTTTAGTTACTTTCTTTCCGTTCTTCACAATAGTTACAAGGTCGTTCCCTGCATCCGCAATGTCATTGATTGTAAGAATTCCCCCTGCCTTATTAATGTAAGTTTCCATACTTCTATTATTTATTGATTGCTTCTACCATTTTGTTGAGTTCTCCCCTTGATACGTTCCCGTGGAACTGTCCGTGATGGCTACGTATAACCCACACGGCGTTGAACTTGTTATAAAACGCATCATTGTCGGTCGGGTTGTTAAGTTTCACTATCTCGCCTTTGCTCGGCTTGTACTCTGCTAGACCGGATAACGTTAAGGCGGCTTTCTCCGCGTCCCCTAAAGCTATTGTTAACTCATAGCTTGATACGTTGGAACTCAACATTACTAACTGATACGTTACCGCCCCGTCCTTCGTAGACTTTTGGAGCTTGCATGTACCCATGCGGAAAGACTTGATAGTTTCTACTTTCCCCGTTGCGGAAGTGATTTGCGCCATCGCGCTAACTGTGATAAACAACACTGCTAAAATACTTACTAACTTTTTCATGATCTTTTGGTTTTTGTGGGCGGTGTTACCCGCCCGGTTTATTAATTCAAATTTAATCTTTTGTTTCTAATATCGTTCAACTCCTCCGCTTTTGCTATGGCGGCGGCTTCTGAAACTTCTAAGGATTCCATACTTTTATCGTATCCATTAATTACGGCGTAATATCCTTTTCTAATTGGCTTAACGTAAAACTCGTTTTTGCTGTGGCTCTTTAAATAAGATTGAACTTTCATAACTGTAATACTTTAATTGGTTATTTCGATGTGTCAAATGTAAGCGTTTTATTTGGAATACCAACTATTTTCGCAAAATCATTAACATTTATTAGTGGACACAACCAACCGTTTAACCGCTCTTAACTATATCGTCTATCAAACGTATTAGTTCTTCATACTCGTTAACAGTTCCCACCACTAACACGGTAAACCCTAGATCCGATATACGGCGCATAACTACTTCTTGTATCTTCCGGGGCTTGCATCCGGTTGACTTGAACTCAACGAAGATAACGCGCCCGTGTGGAAGAAGAAACAGCCTATCTGGCAACCCGTTAATGAATTGGGATAGCAGCTTAACTGCCATCCCGCCAACGGTCTCTACGTACTTTGACGCGGTACGCTCAAAAACCTTTTCGCTTGTTTCCGATATACGCATGGATCTTTTGCTTGTTCACGTTACGTACCATGTTACGCGCTGCAACGTAATTGCGTCTACCTGTTTGGGCTTGTTCCCATGTGAGACCGTGAAGTCCTTCTACGTCTTCCCAACTATGTTCGGCGGCATCGTAATACTGAACTCCATACAGGATACCATTTCCGCCCGCCATCGGTACAATGCGTGTTGCACCGTCTTTACTTTTTAACTTCTTCTTGTTACTCATCTTTCGCACATTTTATAAATCTTATAAATTCTATTAGTTTCTCATTCATCTCTTCCGGCGAGATAATTCGAAATATTTCCGGTGAAAGGCACGCCATCGAGATCGCATCTTCGAGCCCCCGTTTTCCGTTCTTATATCGGCGTGGTACGATTCTTTCCGCCATCTGGCAATCATCTTCGTCCAGGGGTTTGGTGATGCGGTAAACACCGCCTTCGCCGTCTTTGATTTGCGTAACGTATGCACCAATGGGAAAACCTTTCGGCGTATTAGGTACGCATTTAGACAACTTCGTAACGTTCTCAATGCAGATATATAACTTATCCCCGAAGACGTGCCAAACGTTGTTAGACCGCAAACACTTCGCTAGTACTACCTTTACCGTATAATCCGGCGTTTCGATGGCTTTAAACACACTGCCGTCTGCCGTCCTGAAAATGTCGCCCTCTTCTATCTTATCAGGGTCTAGGTCTTTAAATCTTCTATTAACATTATCCATTCCTTTTTTCATAATCTAATTGGTTTAACTCCCATACGGGATTGATTCATAAACAAAGATAATTTTACCACGGTGCAATGTTTGTAACATAGCCCGCTCGGCTTCCAGGTTGGTAGCTTCTTTTCGAAAGGTAGGGCGATGAACGGTTCTCGTTCCGTCCTCGGATATTACGGTATATTGTAATATCCGGTAATAACAGCTAGTATACTCCATACTTAAAAATTGGTTGTTGGTTGGCAGAATGCCAATATATAAAGAATAAAAAACACACTCCAAAGAATGGTGTAAATGATAAATTTCGCTTTCATATCATCTAATTTTAAAAGTTAATATAGCATGTTCAATGTCGGAAGGTCTAGTCGTTGCAATCATTATATAATTTTTGTTCCGATTATTACGGATCATGTAGTACGGTGTTTTATTTATCCGCCTAATATCCTCCGCGGTGTAACATTGCATCGCCTTGACTAACTTCTGCATACGCATCGAGTCCATCTCAATAGCCTTTTTAGTAGGTTCTCCAAAGAACCCTTTTTTGCTAGTCTAATGTTAGAGGCGGAAACGCCTATGATAGTCCAAAGCTTTCCCTCCTTTACATAATCGACACTGTATTCTCCTTCTTCCCGTGTACATAGATTAGTGTCAACGCTCACAATTGTTCCGTGAATTTCTTTGCCATCTCTTAGCGTTACTATTACGCTAGTTCCTACGATAAACTTTTTATTCTCCATATCCGTAATACTTTATTTGGTTATCACTGTTATAAACTCACATTTAGCCCAAAGGGAGAAATCATTGCTATTCATATACTCGGCGTTTTTCGCTTCTATGGCTTTAGCTTCGTTCTCTGTTATCTCTATTCCGTTTACACAATACTTTTTCATAACTTCTATACTTTAATTGATTATTTCGATGTGACAAAAATACGGCTTATTTTTGAATTACAAAAGTTTTTCCGAAAAAGTTTTGTTAAAAGATACAAAAGGAAAAATGCAGCCGTTTCACAACGCCCGCACTCCATAACTGAAAAACCAAAAAAGTATCATTCAATTTTTAAAGCTGGTGAGATATTTGTAGTGATGCAAATATAAGCATTTTATTTAATCCCATTCGGTAACACGCCTATAAAACGCCTGTGCCCCGTATAATTTAAACCTTTTTTGCCTTCCGCGCTCCCAACCTTGCAACATCTTCATTGCATTGGACAACTCGCGGGCACGCATGGAATTAAAATCGGACTTGTCTTTTCCTAGCGCTTCACACCAAATTTGCAGCAAACAAACTTCGTCCTTCCGTTCTGTTCCGATCTCGCCCAAAGATCCGTTTAAAAAGTCCCTGCGTTGTGGTAGCTGCCGTTCTTCGTAGTCAGCCGGAAACAAGGTATCTAGATAGTCCTCTATGATTCCTAACATCGGGGACTTCTCGGTAAATTCGTCCCTGTTTCCGTCCGCTTCGGCTTCCGCGCTTTCCGATAAGATGAGGCTTTCCCCGTTCATGTACATTTCTACGGCTTCCGCCCAAATCATGTCAACGTATTCATCGAATTCCTTTTCGAATATCTTATGCGTGTTCGGGTTCTTCGATACGGTAACGGGAAAGAAACGGCGGTTTCCGGTCGCGTCTTTCAAAAACTCGTTATCATTGGTAGACCCGAAGAACACGCACTGCCGTCTATGGGTTTTAACCCTGCGGGCGTATGCGGCACGGTACGTATCTTCGCGCTTGCTTATGAAGTTCTTAGTAGCTTCCACATCTGAACGTCTCATGGCTGACAACTCGGCTAGCTCCACGATCCATGAGTACTGAATAGACTCGTACGCCTTGTTACCGGATAGGTCGGTTAATGAATCATTGAACCAACCTTTGGCTAGCTTCTGTATAAGCGTGGACTTTCCCACGCCTTGACCGGAATACATTACCAAAGCGGTATCAAATTTAGTACCCGGTTCAAATATACGGGCTACGGCTGCAACTAGCATTTTGCGGGTCGCTTCACGGACATACGCGGAATCTAGCGCCCCCATGAAATCAATTAATAGAGTATCCACGCGTGGCACGCCGTCCCATCTTAAACCTCTGAGATATTCCTTAATCGGGTGGAATGCGTTCTCTTTGCTTACTACCTCCAGGGCGTCTATTAATTTGTCCTTATGGTATATGCTGTGTAATTCTTCGATACGGGCGCGGATAAGGGACAATGCACCGTCATCCAATAGGTCGCCTTTTTTCAAGTCTTTGGAGAACCACGGAGAACGAAGATAAACGATAGTATCACGGAAATCGTCATAACCTAGCAAACCGTTAAGAAGCGCATCAGATTTGAACGCGTTAACAAAATTGCGGGTGGTGGTTATCTTGTTCCCTTTGCTGTCTAGATCCCAAACCATTTCGGCGGCGTCTTCCACTTCATCGGCTTTAACATCATCACCGTAATCGTCGAAGTCGGATGCATCCGGCGCTACTAGATCTCGTACGCATTCCTTGTCCGCACAAACTAGTTTGTTCATCTCCTTCGTGCTTTCCTCTTTTGAAAGGTGCCCGAACTTATGCACCCGTACAAGGTCGTACGCGTTGTACATGTGCCCGTCATTGATCGGGTCGGTTGAGTGGAAGGATATACAAAGTACATCATCAAAGATTATCAGACCCGCCGCACTCGTCCCTAGCTTGTACGTATAACGCCCCTCGCCCGCTTCTTCGTATACGTCCGAAAGGTATTTATCAATAACCGACGGGATCGTGTAAGCACGGCAAAATGCGCCTACCAAACCGTCTTTCTCGGTCGGGTTCTGTACCATCGCCTTATTAGCGACCGCACGCAATTCCTTGTCGGCGTCCCTGTGGAATGTCCAATTACGGATATCTTTCCATTCTTCACCATCTCCGTACATCGCCAACAGGGCGCGCCCGCTTATCGGCTCGCCGCTTAGAACGGTGAACGCCTTTTCCTGGTCGCTTGAAAGGGACTGCCAATACATCATTCGCTCGGGTTGGAACGTGGTAGGGTCAAACAAGTCAATTCCTAACCGTTCCGCCATCTTCCGCGCGGCGGCTTCATATTCGGTCGGGTTCAGATCAGAGTCCAAAGGAACTATTAACCGGAATCTTCTCGACGCGGGGCGGTCTGAACGTGTGCCGTATATCACGGCGGCGGTGTTCGGGAAAATGCTTTCGAACTCCATAGGGAAAAAGTCGTCACCGTAGTCCACGTCTAGGGTTATCATACTGCGTGATATCACCGCGCTTTTCAAGCGTCTAGCGCCGGACAACTCACCCGCCATGAATCCGCCTACATCCTTAAGCGATGCTTTAGCGGGTCTATCCAAGCGGTCGAACTCCTTGATAGTTTCCCCCGTGATAACGGGCACATTCAGTTTTGAAACGAACTCGTTCCACGTTAACCGTGTACCCTTCCATTTGAGTGAAGCGGAACTCCCAGCGGTTGATATATAATATTTCTTTTCCATGAGATTGCAAATGTATTAATCTTTTTTGTAATAAGGGCTAGTAAATCCCTCTGCTTTTAATGGGAATCCAAAATCTTTCGCCCAATCGGGCACGAAAGCCATAGCGGCACATATCTCTTGCAAGCTTACTTCCGGCTCTCCAAACGGATCTAGAGGTATCTCATTTACCGTCTCATCATGGATATGCCCTACTATTTTAACCGAAGGATAACGTTTGTTAATCTGCTGCATCCCTGCTACTAGCAAGTCACGGGAAACGGCTTGTGTAATGTTCTCGGTCAGCTTCCCTCCATATGTATCAAGTTCCGCCCATTTTCCCGTAAGATCCTGTCCCATGTACGAAATGACCTCACGTGGTCTGCCGTTCACCTCTTTAGTCTTTAGATGGCAAAACGGATAGAACAACCGTCTGCCGGAAGGTAACAGGATAGCAAGTGAATCGTTTTCCGTGAACCACTCGAACGCACACACCTTAACGCCGTACCGGATAACCTCAACCGTACGTTTGTTGCGGATGCAAAGTTTTGCACTCGTATCTAGGGCATCCCAAAATTCCACGATACGCGGTGATGCATCGCGCCACTTAAGTATGATATCTTTGTAATGATCGGGGTTAATGGCGTTGTCGTAGTCCATTGCCGCCATAGCGCCGACCCAACCGCCGTACCCTAGTGCTAGCTCTGTGACTTTTCCCTGTTGGCGGTACGGTGTTCCCTTCCCGCATTTATCTACGGGCATATCGAAAGTCATTGATGCCGATACAACGTAAATGTCTTTATTATCTTTAAAAGCCTGCATGCGCCATTCCTCGCGGGCTAGACAAGCTAGTACGCGGGCTTCGATAGCCGAATAGTCCGCCACATGAAAAACCGCGCCCTTAGGGGCTACGAACGCCGTTCTTATAAGTTGGGAAAGTGTATCGGGCACATTGCCCCAAAACATTTCAAAAGCTCCTAGATCCATATTAACGGCGTCCTCGCGGGCTTCGTCCAACATGTGTATATAGTTGCGCGGTAAGTTCTGCATCTGAACCAATCGCCCGGCAAATCGTCCGGTTCTACCCGCCCCATAATAACGGTACAATCCGTGTACCCGTCCGTCCTCGCAAACGCATTCCAACATTGCGGAATACTTCGCGTTACTTGTCTTGTTCAAGATCAGACGAGCGCCCAACACTTCGTTAACGTCTTCGCTTCCGCACTCTTCCATTATCGTTTGGATATCCCCTTTCCGAAATGAATCATAGGCGCGCCCCGTGCGTTCTAGGATGAACTCTTTTAACTGTGGCGTAGACTTAAGCGAAGCCAGACCGTAACGGTCGCAAACACGTTTAGAAAGCTCGGCACAAAACTCGTTGTTCAGTCTCTCGGCATTCTTCGCCAGGCGGGTGGAGATCTTTATACCGTTGTCGTTAATGTCCTGGTCTAACTGATATACTTCTATTTCCGACTGAGGGAACTTAACGTATTTAAGGCGGTTATATGCTTCACGTTCTGAAAGTACGTCGTACTTTAAATAGTCTTTGAACTCTTCCCATTTATCCGGGTAGTCCGCCGGACTGTTGTACGTTCCGTCTTTTTGCGGGACACAAAAGAACTTAATCAGCGCTAGCCCTGTGCCCTTCTTCCCTTCTTCTAGCTTCAGCGCGGCGGATAACTCTTTCAGTGATTCGGGGAAGCCCGCATATAAAGCTAGTGATGCGGTGCAAAAGAATCGGCGCGCCGGAATATCAACTCCGTACGCTTTCAGGCAAAGACGCTCAAAGTTGGCGTTGTGCGCTACTATGGCGTGCGCGGGATCTCGTATAAGTGCAAGGAATTCCGCCCAATTCTCCATCTCTCCTTTATCCCCGCTAGCAAGGTCTATTAGTATTACATCTCCGTCACCTACCGCGTAACCGACTAACAGGATAGAAAAAGAAGAAGCCCGCGTATATCGGTACGCCCCGGCCTTCTTTATATCCTCACCGGATCGCGTTTCAAAATCTATAAAAATTGGTTTCATATTTTCAGTTTTTAAAAGTAAAGCCGCACCCGCTTCTACTCGGGTGCGGCTTGTTCGCATTTGCTTAAAAATCAGATTGGTTAATAATTAATTTAATTGTTAGTACTATGGTAATTTAATCGAAATCTTTCAATAGGTCGTTTTGGTCTCCGTAATCTTCGAAGTCGCTCGCGCTCGCCCCGCCGTCTAATCTATCGTCGTCCGTAACTTTTTGCAAACCATTAAGCCCTACGGCTACGCCCGCCATTTTGGCGCTAGAGTAATAACCGAAAACGGATAACGAAGCTACGCCCCAACAACCGGAATACATTTCCTCCTTCGTTTCAATCGGTTTTTTGTGGCGGTCTATTACGATAGGTTTTCCTAGACGTTCCAAACGGTTGGCATTAAGATAATACATACCCTCGTATCCGGCTTTATCTGATTTGTCTCCGTCCTGCAAGGGGTTGCTCCATACTTCCGGCGTCGTTCCCTTGAGTTTCGGGTGTGACGTGATGAACTCCTTAGTTTCGGCTTCGATCGTTTCGCGAATCTTCTGCAATTGCTCGGTATCCGTTTTAGGGATCAGTACGACAACGCTGTATTTGAACTCTCCCACACCCTGGAACTGTTGCGGCTCGAAAACACGCACGTACGAAAATCTCACATTCTTTAAAATTAGTTTCTTTCCCATAACTGTAAATTTTTAAATTGGTTTTTAATCACTATATAATATCTACTGAATAAAGCTGATAGCCTTCATTTTCCGATAAAACAGAGCTTACCGCCTTTTTCTTTGATGTGTTATTTACAAACATCTCCTTATCGGCTGTAATTCTATTATTAACTGCTTTCACGATTCTAACTCTGTATAACTTTTTCATATCCTATATACTTTAATTGGTTATTGTGTAGGCAAAGATACGGATTATTATTGAACTACCAAACATTTTCGGAATTATTTTTAAAATACTATTCTACATCGAAATCACTAAGCGCGCTAAACTCTTCCCCCTTCGCCGATTCCGGTACTAGTTTAGGCAGTCCGGCGCTAGTAGTGATGAATTGCCCCAACGTATCGGCAAACTTCCGTTTTCCTATCATCTTCTCAAGCTCCGTTAAGCTCTTTAACTCGGAAGGCTTTAGAATTTCTTCCGGCTTGTACATTAGCGAATATAGCTCGGTTTCTACGGCTTCCGTATCGGTGAACTTTCGGGTAGTTCTGCCCTCTATAAGCTTGTAACCTTCCCATTTTTTACCCGCCAACGCTTCATCATACACGTAACGGTTCAACGCCTCTAACCAGGACTTGTATTCGTCTATCTTGCCGATCATTCCGGTTATCTCGGCATCCGTCATAAGTTTGGGATCATTGTAAACCTCAAAGTCTGATGTTATGCTTTCGTATTGCTTCCGGCATATAGCCCGTGCGGGGCAAAACCTACACCAATCGCCGCAATTAAGTTCGCCTTTTCCGGCGAACGCCGTTTTAGCCTTTTCCATAACTTCACCTTTGCCCCAATCGAGTAAATCGTTTATTGGCATCTCTACGCTATCGTAGTGTGCTAGACGGCATTGCCCTATTGTCATTTTAACGGTCTTGATTTTCTTTTGGGATTCGGGTGTAAGTGACTCGTAACAGCCTAGCGCGTACAACATCATTTGAGGGTTGCCATTTGCGTAAACCTTAACGCCCGCGCCGTACTTCAAGTCGATAATGTGGATCTCCGTAGGCGATATCAGTTGAACGTCTACGCTCCCGAAACATTCCGGCGCATATTTGGATACATCAACCTTCGACTCTAACAGCATACCCGCGTGCGATCCTGCTTTCTGCATCTCGTAGTGCTCCGATATTACGAAGTCTATGTACTCGGACACATACCGTACCATTTCCTGGCTAAAGTACTTGTTACCCTCCGCGCCTTCCGCTATCGGCAACTCATCCATTATATCGTATTTCCCGTCAAGGTATTGACTTAACGCGTATTCTGCCATCTCGTGGGCAAATGTTCCCTCTTCGGCGTATGCGCTGTCCTTGCTCCCTAGTTCTTCCGCTAGCCGCGCGGATGGCGGGCAATTAAGCCACATCTTCGCGCTGCTAGGTGAAAGAATAGCGTGTGAACGTTCACTGTGATTATTCATTGAGACCGGATTTAATGTGTTCCATGAATGTATCAAACATTTCGGGCTTCTTTTCAAGGGTCGGGAAATTAGGGCATCCCACCTTTGCGAATGCCTCCTGTATGAGATCTTTTCGCTGCTTGTTAAGTGCCCGCATCGCCAGGTCTCTACAATCTTTAATAGTTAGCGGTGTTTGTTCCGGCGCTGCTGCTTCTTTAGCTGCTGCTTCTTTAGCTGCTGCTTCTTTAGCT